CCCAAAAGAATTTAAGCTAGGCACTATTTTTAGAATTGAGGGCTATGGGGATTACAAATGTGTGGATCGAGGGGGAGCCATTAATATATTATCCGATGATACTTTTTTTCTTGATCTAATGACACCGCACATGCCTTATATCAAAGGCGGTGAAGTCGTGCGCGATCAGTACAGTCCAATGGGTTCGTATGTGGTTAATGTGTCTATAGTTAAGAACTAATGAACACAACAAACAAAAACCCCGGAAAGATAAGGGAATCTGATTTATGGGTAACCATAGAATGTTCACAATGCAAACAGGTATATCCGTTAGGTTGGGAAATGACCACATTTTCTAGCAAGTATTGGATAGCAAAAGCAGGTAACGGAACAGCCCGCCCAGATTATGGCAAATTTAAGCAAGTGATTGAGGTAGGGCATCATCAATTATCGGGCTTGGGTTCGTGCTGTTCGACTTGACACAAACAAATATTGGTGTTATCAATAGTCAAGGCATTGCGGTATAGTGTACGAACACAAACAACAATTAACACTCCGTAAGCCTATAAAATAAATATAACGGCTGTATCATTCAGGAGATAATACCAAATGAAAATTAAAGCCATCCTCCAAAGTAGAAAATTCTGGACGCTTGTTGCGTCACTTGTAGCAATCGCGGCAAGTTATTTCCAAAGTCAGATTACCGACTGGCAGGCGGTCCAAGCAGTAGTGGCTGCTGGAGCTGCTTATAGTGTGGGAACAGCTATAGAAGCCAGCGCGAAATAAAAATAACAGTATAATATATAAACTGCATGGACGTTACTGTTCAGCATGTCGCCGCGTTTGGTTGTGGTGTTGTTTTAGTATCAATATTTTGGTTGGGGAACTATCTGGAGGGAGTAATTATTGAAAGACAAAACTGGCACAAACAACAAAGCCAAGAAGTTAAGCGATCTAGTACCAGACAACAAAAACGCCAATAAGGGTTCTCAAAGAGGTCGGGGACTTTTAGAAAAAAGCCTAAGAAAATATGGGGCTGGTCGTTCGCTGCTTATAGATAAAAATAACAACGTGCTGGCTGGCAACAAGACTTTGGAAATAGCTGCCGAGCTTGACTTGAAAATCAAGACCGTAGAAACAGACGGAACGGAATTGGTGGTAGTTAAGCGTACTGATCTTGATATAGACAGTGAAGCAGGACGTGGTTTAGCGATTGCAGACAATCGCACAAGTGAAATGGGATTGGAGTGGGATGATAGTATTTTGGCATCGATCAATCAACAAATAGATTTAACTGAATGGTGGTATCCCGAGGAGCTTGCCGAATTTGAATCAGTATGGGAAAATGACACAAACAACAAGGAGGCAAAAACGCCCGCATTATGTGAATGTCCAGCGTGTGGGCACAAGTTTGCAAAACAACATGGATAAAACAGCCGAATTTTTATTGGAAACAATTCCAACCACGCAGCTAAAGCCACATCCTCAAAATTATCGCGATCATCCAGACGACCAAATTGAACATATTAAACAAAGCATAACGGAACATGGGTTCTATAGGAACATAGTGATTGCTAATGATGACACGATACTGGCTGGGCATGGTGTCTGGAAAGCTGTTCAAGCTATGGGGATAGATAGTATTCCTGTTATTAGGCTAGACATAACATCCGACAGCCCACAAGCCTTAAAAGTGCTGGCAGGCGATAATGAAATTGGACACTTGGGTGAAATAGATGATCGCCAATTATCTGAAATATTGAAAGACATAAACGAAACGGATGAAGTAGGATTATTAGGCACTGGATTCGATGCACAAATGCTGGCTAATTTAGTATTTATAACCCGACCAGCCAGTGAAATAAAAGACTTCAACGAAGCAGCGGAATGGGTGGGAATGCCCGAATATGAGCCAAGCACGGCACCGATAAAACTGGTGGTATCGTTTGAGAACGAACAAGCGCGCCAAGAGTTTGCAACAAAGTTGGGTTATATATTATCGGATAAAACCAAAAGCGTATGGTATCCACCGCAAAGCCATGACGATGTTCAATCGGTGCGCTTTGTAAGTGATGACAATTAAGTACCCTATTTATATACCGACCAAAGGTCGTTGGGAATCCTGTTTGACTGCAAGCATGTTAAACGATGAAAACATTCCTTATTATTTAGTGACTGAACCACAAGAAACAGACCAATACAAAGTAAATTATAACGATGATCATATATTATCATTGCCGTTCAGTGATCTGGGTAGCGTTACGCCAGCACGAAACTGGATCAAGGAACATGCTACTAAAGCGGGACACAAACGCCACTGGCAATTAGATGACGATATAAAACAATTAATATTATGGGCAAAAGGCAAGCGCACCAAAGCGTCCTGCGATTATATATTGAGTAATTGCGAAACATTTGTGGATAGATACAGCAATGTGGGGATAGCTGGATTAAAACATAATGGCTATGGCAATAGTGTAAGTGCTCCATTCAAAATAAACAAACAGGTATATACCTGCGTCATTGTTACTAACAACACGCGATTTTGGTGGAGAGGAACACACGGAGAGGACACCGACTTTTCATTGCAAGTCTTGTCCAATAATTGGTGTACTATTTTGTTCCAGATGTTTCAATTTATGACAGTTTCATCAGGGACAACAAAAGGCGGCAATACGGATATTTATAGCGATGATGGGCGAATACAAAGGGCAAGGGAATTACAAAGGCGCTGGTCTCCGTATATTGGATCGTTGGCACGAAGTCATGGCAAGCCCAATTATAATATTAACAAAGTGTGGAAAAAATTTGACCAGCCTTTGATCAAAATCAAACAATGACCAAACTACCTAGATACCCCATCTATATTCCTAGCAAGGGGCGTGCCGAACATTGTACGACCGCACTGGCATTAAATAAAGATAACGTACCATTTCATTTAGTGATTGAGAAACAGGAATATGATACATATGCCAAACAGCTTGGGGAGAAGTGTTTGTTGGTTTTACCTTTCAACAATCAAGGGTCGGTCATACCTGCACGTAACTGGATAAAAGATCATGCAACAAATAATGGACATTTACGACATTGGCAATTAGATGACAACATACGCGATACTTATCGGATGTGGAAAGGTAAACGGTTACGCTGTAATGCGGATATAGCGTTCAGGGCTGCGGAGGATTTTGTTGATCGTTATGAAAACGTGGCAATAGCAGGACTTAATTATAGGTGGCTAGTAGTTAGTGGTTTGCCACCGTTCTTGTTGAATGCGCGCGTTTATTCTTGCTCGTTAGTATTGAACAGTATAAAGCACAAGTGGCGCGGTAGATACAATGAGGATGCCGATATTTGTTTGCAGGTATTAGCGGACGGCTGGTGTACAATGTTGATCAATGCTTTTATGGTAGATAAGGAGACCACCATGACAGTATCGGGAGGTAATACCGATGAATTATATTATGGTGATGGCAGATTGAAAATGGCACGCAGTCTAGAACGATTATGGCCGCGTGTAGTGCGCACCAATCGCAGGTTCAAACGTCCGCAGCATGTAATCTATGATAGCTGGAAAAGGTTCGATACACCATTAATAAAGAAAAAAGATGTTATCATTGACACCAACCCCAATGAGTATGGGATGAAATTGGTGCAAGTATCAGACAAAATTAAAAGCAAAAAGATAAAGCAACTGGTAAAAGATTATGGCACTGGGCAGAAAAAGTAAATTAACACCAGAGACACAAACAAAGATCGTGCAAGCAATCGGAGCAGGCAATTATTATAAAGCTGCATGTAGGTTTGGTGGCGTTAGTTATAAAGTCTTTAGGGAGTGGATGATCAAAGGAGACAAAGCCAAGTCGGGTAAGTTTCGTGATTTTCGTGAGGCTATACGGCAGGCAGAAGCTCAGGCAGAAGTCAGGGCAGTAGCACAATGGCAAAGCCACATGCCTGATAGCTGGCAAGCATCACGCGACTTTTTAGCACGTAGACATCCGAAAAGATGGATGCCAAAAGATCGTCACGAAGTCAGCGGCAAAGATGGTGCAGATATAAAGCTGGTAGTAAATTGGGATGGTGACAGTAAAAACGAAGCGCCACGATGATCGCTATATAGCGATCATAAACGAGGGCTGGTGGGTAGCGTACGGTAGAACACGCAACGAAGCGACCAAAAAAGTGTTAGCACATTATACAAAAGAAAACAGCGCACGCCATGTCCATAGAATTACAAGCCCGACCGCATAAAACCCAAAAGATTGTACACGACTGTACCGCTAGGTTTCGCGTACTTGCAAGTGGTAGGCGATGGGGTAAAACTAGACTCGGAGTATATGAGGCATTAGAGGTAGCATTTGGCGGTGGACGGTCTTGGTGGGTATCCCCGAGCTACAAGATGGGAGCAGTAGGCTGGAGACCTTTGTCACGTTTAGCGGGCGACATGAAGGTGGCAGAAGTGAAGTATGGTGAACGACTGATAACATTTCCTAACGGTGGTAGTGTTCAGTGTCGATCAGCGGATGATCCTGATAGTTTACGTGGTGAAGGTTTGGATTTCGTTGTGTTGGATGAAGC